TCTCATTCTGAGCCATATCGGCGTACTTATTGAACTCATCAGGGGTGATGTACCCATTGTTGTCTTTATTCAAGACATACATAACAGTTTGTCTAACCTTGTCAATCATATCGCAAAGGTACAAAAAAAACCCCTCTTAATAGAGGGGCTTTGATGTTCTGTTTAATTAATGTTATGCAGCAATAGTAACTGTAGAAACCGCCTTAGGCAATGTAACTGTAACCGGTGATACAGGATTTGATCCAGGAAGGTTCATTGATAATATCGCATCAGTTATAGCTTTTTGAACGCTACTGCCAACAGTGTCTGCAGCATGAGTCAAAGTCATTGTTGCTCCAGCTGCAACTGTTCCTGTTCCGCCAGCTATATATAGCTTTGTTGTTGTAGAAGCTGTTCTCAATACTGTTACTACAGTTTCTGTGTTAATAATAACAGGGTCAATATCTGTTACTGCAAATTGTATGTATTTTGCCATTTTGTTTGTTTTTTAAAAGTTATTTTTGTTTTGTTTCGAGCATCTTTAAAACTTCAATTCCGTCATCAGTAATTAAAAACGAGACTATAGCTTGCACCGGTTCTTCCCCAAATGGTATTGTCAACAACTTCTTTTTATTTGTTCCGATGTTGAAATAGATGTCCTTGTTATTGTTTTTAAGGACAAATGTACCATTTGATAAAGCCTTTGATGCAGTACTGTATAGTTTTAATTGTGGGTCGTCAATTGCATCCATGAACTCTTCTGGATTGCGTTTGGCATATATCAATATGTCACGCTTAATCTCATCAGATGTCATCTTGTCTACATTAGCATTTGTCATCACACGAAGCACAGATTCGGCAGCGTCCATTGCAAGCCCTTTAGCGGCTATCAATGCGTCAACCTCTTTGTTTAGATTATCAACCTCGTCCTTAGCAATTTTTTCAAAATCAAGTTCGAAAAATGTAGTTCCAAAAGCTGGATGCATTCTTAAAAAGTCCTGTAACACTGGGTTTGTCTTTGGAACAGATAATGACCCATCTGTGAATGTGACGTGTTCAAGGATGAAATGATCGTCCTGCTCATCAACAAATGGGCTCTTTTGGTTACGAGCATATCGCAACTCCCTGTTTACCTGTTTTACTTCATCCCAATATAATAGTGGGCTATTTTTAGAGTGTCTTGATGCCAACATAAATGATATTGGTGTAATGTCACCTTTTAAAACGTAAGTCTTGTCTTTTAATTCCTGTTTCATTTAATTTAATTTTTAAAGATTTAAAATACAGGGGCCTAAGCCCCTGCTATTGTTTAGTTTTTGAATAAGAAGAAGTTATTTGCGCCGAGAACACATAATGCTCTTTCGGATAAGAAGTTAACTCTCATAAAATCTTGATCACTTGTAGCTGCACCACCGGCACCACCTGTAATCCAAGTTTTGTAACGACGATCTTCTGTTTCGCTTGCTCTGTATCGAACGTGCAAGAATGGGCGTTTAGCATTTTTGCCTAACACTTGATCATATACGTTTGTAGAACCTGCTGGAACAAGGACACCGTTAATTCCGCCTGCTGTAATATCACCACGCAATGTAGCGTCGTTCAAATACTTCCAGTCAGTTTTGTAGAAATCGTAACCTCTACGGAATCCTGTGAATCCTAAGTTCAACGCCATTTCTTTATCGTTGTCAAACAAACCGTAGCTAGAACCGCCAGCACCGTAACTGTTTTGAGCAGCTAACATATCATCGATATCGAAGCTGAACTGACGATTTAAGAAGATTGCATTCTCCTGGATAGCACCTTGCTTGTCAAGACGTTGGATGATTGCATCAAAGTCATTTAATGTTTGCGGGTTACCGCCTGACCATACGTTACCACGGGCATTAACTTCAAAGAACAATCCTTTGGTACCTGCCGATGTTGCTCCTGTTGATCCACCAGTGATTGTTCCGGTAGATGGAGTAAGAGTAGCATAAGCTCCAGAAGATGTTTCTGCAGGTACTCCTTCTACCATAGCCATTTCAAGATAATCTTCAAAACGTAGACGTGTCTCGTGCTCTGATTTAATGTACCACAGATAACCTGTTGCTCCATTTTCAGATGCTACTTCAACCCAACCGATTTGAGACATATCAGATCCTGACACTTGATAGTTATCTTTAATAATAATCGGCTTGTTATCAAAGAAATCATCTTTCCCCTCAAGAGACCCCTCCATACCACTTGTCCCCTTTCTAAATTCAGACCCATACACAAAAACAGTACAAAGATTTGTACTTGAGGTACCGGCAATTACATTTTGGCTGTTCTCATAAAAAACTACCTTAAATGTAGTTGTGCCTACATCTGTAATTAATCCTTTATTTGTTGCTGTTCCGCTATTTTGAGATATAAATACGGTTTGCCCCTTTCGGAAATTACATAATCCCCCAGTTTGAAGGTTAAATGTAACCTCTGTGCTTATAGCTCCTGCTGCATTTGTTGTCCATACATCTTTGTATTTTGTATGCAAACGACCTTGCTCTGACCATTTGATCATGTCTGAGTTAGTCGGCATCTCTGCTCCTACCATACGTAAGAATGATGCGATTGATCGATTACCATAACGCTCAAACTCCTTTTCGTAAGTATCTGGAAGATACTGATTCAAGAAGCTGAAGTCTTTGATATAATTTGTTTCTGAGGCCACCTTTACGGGGGCCGGAGTTATCCCGTATGTGGGTGCACTCGCTAATGTTCCTGCCATTTTTTAGTTTTTTTTGTTGTTAACGAATTTTGTTGCTTTTTATTCTAAGGCTATTACCTCTTTCGTCGTCTATGGCGGTTACTTTAAATCCTTCCTTGCTTGTGACCTCAGGTGAGCGTCTCACTCCACCCATATCAATATTCTTCATCTCTCTTGTCGAATCGGAGATGGCGTCTGCCTGCCCCTGTTCGTAGAAATGCTTTGCGAATGCGTCTGGATTCATTGCGACCGACAATGACTTATGGTAAGCAGCAGCGTCTTTAAGGAACCCTTGCTCGTTGACGTGATTCTTAATAAAGTTGTTCACGTCCATCTGGGATTGCTTAATCTTTTCTGTATCGCCCGGTTTGTAAGCCAATTCCTTGCCATTGATATTAAACTCAAAACCTTTGAATTTATCACTGAACAAGTCGTTTGTCTTTTGGACGAAATAGTCTGACTGCTTCTTACTATTCTCTTGAGAACTAGCCGCCTCTTGCATAGTTCTTTTATATTGCTCGTAAGATTCTCTCTCGTTACCAGGAACTGAGGCGTCGCTTGACCCAAGCGGCATCTTGTATTGTTCCTTTTGTTGGTTGAAAAACTTCAGAGCATCAGAAAGGTCTTTTTTCATTGCTATCTTCTTCTGTTTGATTTCTCTTTCGTCATCAAACTCGTCGTCATAGCTATACTTCTGATCTATCTCGAACATAATATCGTCCGGGTCAAGGTCAGGGTTATTCATAGCCATATACTCCGATAGCAATTTCTTTGGGTCCTCCTTTTCAAAGTCTCTGTTAACCTTAACAAAGTCATCGATCCCTCGTCCTGTATCCTTCTTAAATTTGAAGAATGCAGATACGTCTTCAGGGAGGTCCTCGTTAGCCTGGCGTTGAGATAACATCTCGTCGACAGAGCTAAACTCTTTATTGTATCTATCCTTAATATGTGTAAGAACTATTTTTTCATCAAACTCAGGTGCTGATTGGGCGACCTCGGCTGCCGGCTCTTGCGGAGCAGCTGCCTGTTGATGTTCCTCTTCGTGCTTGGCTAGAAGCGATGCCTCTATCTCTTGCACTGATTTTTCTTCGTGCGGGACTTCCCTTACAGTTGTAAATTCCATATTATATTTAATTTGCGTACAAAGTTATGATAACATTTGATTAACTCCTAACGTGGCTCAAAAGATGATAAAGAAAACCCATCAAGTGAATCCTCGGTTGACTCAAAGTCTGTAGGAGGTAGGTCCTTCTTACGTTGCTCGATCAACTTTGATTGCTGTGTTGCTTGGATCTTTGTTCTATTATCTTTTGCGTCCTCCTTCATCTTATCACGCTTGTCCTGAAGTCCTGTCTCTGCGCCCTTTAGCTGCATATTGAACTCAAACTCTTTTGTCATTAACTGTAGCTTGAGCTCTGCCTCTGCCTTCATCTTATCCATATCAAACTGATGTTGGGACTGCATTACCTGCATCTTTACCTGAGCCTCTGCCTGTGTAGCCTGAGCCTTAGCCTGTGAAGCTGCCTGAGTTGACTGGACATTGCTCTGTGTTTGCATATCCATCTTCTGCTTCTCCTCTTCCATTCGCTGCTTGTCTCTGTCCTTACGCTTCTTCTTCAGCAACTCATTGGCCAGCTTGATGTTCTTCATCTCTCGAATATCGATAGCGTCCTCAAGATTGATCTGGCCTCCCTTGAGAGCCATCTGAATGTTCTGCTCAAGTATAGCCTTCTCCTCCTCGTCAGGTGCAACGTCAATGAATATCCCAAAGTCGTGTAGGTATAGGTGCTTGATATCCTCAAGTGTAGCCACACTGTACTTACCTATCTGCATAGATAGCTCCTCCTTAAACTCAGAGTACTCCAACACGTCTGCGATACGACACGATAACGCCTCTGCCATACGCTTAGTAATAAACAGGCTGGCCTGTAAGATATGTCTTGTGGCGGTGTTTGAATTTGCCGCAGCTAGCTTCTGAACGCCTACTAATGCGTTGGCATCAGGTGTCGATCCGTCACGAGCCTCGTTGAGACCGGTGACATCACGTATCATGCTTAAATAATGATTATACGTATTGGCCAGGCTGCCTATCTTGTCCTGACCGCTGTTAGCCGTAAGCTGTTGGATAGGTATCTTGGCGTGATTGAACTCTCCGTCCTGGGTATAGCTTCGACCGATGACGCTACCTGTCTGGAAGTACAATCTAAGTGCATCCTCCGGGTTATATGCGGCACCTGTTCCTAGGTCTACCTCGTTGATACCGTCTGCGTCCAAGAACACACCGTCCGGCACCATCTTAGACAAGACCTGCTGGAGTTTTAGGTGTGTCAATTGGATAAGATCGGCAAACGTAATCATACGTCTTACCAATGACTCTATTCCGCCTTTGTATAGTCTAGGAGCACAAAACACGTAGTTCGATAATGCATACTGAGAGGCCGACTGAGGGCGAACCATGTTCTTTGCCATCTCCCACTTCAACAGATACGAACTACCCATCACCATTACGCCTTCGTACCACACATCGATACGTCTATCTATCCTTTCAAAGTTATCGTTTTGCTCAGGGTTAAAGTTTTCGTCCTTACGGATTACCTTCTCCATCCCATTGTCTAATTTCTTTTTCTTGTAGACAAATTTCTTGTCTGTCTTATAGTTGAAGTACAGAAGTGTGACCACATCCCTTTGGAATAGATCGTTTCTGTATGTTCTCATTACGCCGTAGTAGTCATACCAAGCAGATCCAAGGTTTGATATCTCGTTTAGCTCGTCCTTTGTAAGGTCTGGCTTTATTTTATACAGCTCAGATATTGGTACTTGCTTCACCTCTCCCCAATAGAACACGTCATCGAATGTAGGCGACTCGGTGTATGAGTACACGACATTGGCCGGGTCAACATAATCAATCTTGATTCCTGAGTTAGGGTAAAACATATGTCTGCACCCTCCGATACCTAGTACCGTTAAGTCATAGTCTACCTGCTTCTTTACTAGATCGTATTTGTTCTGCTGCATCACCGTATCGATGGCGACCTCCTCGGCTATCTCAATACTTGGCTTGTAGTTGAGCTGCATATACAGGTTCAACTCTTGCTTGTTCTCTGGTAATTGGTCTGGAGGTATATCAAATGCATCCACGCCAAAGTTTTGCTTGATCGACATCAGTGCATCCTTTGCGTACATATTAGCCTCGACCATATCCTGGAAGGCGTTCTTTTTTTCTGCAGACATTATATCTACAGCCTCTGCCTTTACCTTGTATATCCTTTCCTGCATCCCGTTA